AGCTGTTGTGCTTGCGGAACCAATGTTACGGTTACCAAAATATTTTTTATTTAAAGGACGTCCCATTTTATTTTCTCCTTAAGAAATAACAGCGTTCTAGGCTGTACGCGGTTGGATTTCCGCATAAGATCTACACCATGTAAATCATACAAAGTATTTATCACATAAAGAGAAAGGCTTCCAAAGAAGCCTTTCATTACAGTAAAAAACTGTATGTACTGATTAACTAAATGCTAGACCAGCCAATGTAACTGTACCTAGATAGTCAGCTGCATTACCTAGAGAACTAGCAGTGTTGCTTAACTCTACATAACCATAACGTGTCATGAATGATACGACTGGTTCGAATGTTGCTGGATCTAGAACAACACCACTGCTCATCAATGGAATGTATGGGCAATAGAATGCTGCTGCGTCTGACTCGTTAGCACCTTTGTATCCAACTAACACTGTGTCAGTAGATGCATATGTGTTAACATAGATCTTCATTGCATTGTTCAATGTACCAACAAACTTAGTGTTTGTAGGAGCTTCGAAAGTGCCTTCTGTTGTACGAGCAAATGCGCTTGTAGTAGCAGACTGAAGAACTGTCAATGCTGTTGGGCTTACAACTGCCCAGTTACCAGCACCTCGACGTGTACGCTGAGCGATACGGTTAGCAACACGGTTGATCATAACTGCAAGCGCAGCATGTTCGTCACCGACGAATGTAGCAGTACCAGAAACAGCAGCTTGATTATAAGCTTCTTGGTTTTGTGTACCGGCTAAAGTTGCCAATGAACCAAGAACTTCTTGGTCAATTTCAGCTGTGATTTCTTGTGCTAACGCAGCCATGATTTCTGCTTCGATGTCAATACCTTGTTGGGCTTGTGCATCTTGAGCAGCCTCGAAAGTCCAGCGAGCTGATAACTTACGTGTCTTAGCTTCAACTGTTTGTTTCAAGATTTGGATGCTCATACGCTTACCAGCAGCACCTTCTAAGGATGCAGTTGATGCAGCAGTAGCAGCCGCGCCATTGTTAGCTGAATAACCTTCAGCAATTTTAAATGGACTTAGTGCTTCTTCACCAGCAGTAGCGCCAAATGTACCACTTAGTGAATCGCTGTAGCGAACACGTAGAGTGTGGATTTGACCAACTGGGCCAGTCATAGGTTGTACACCAACTAATTCGTTAGCAATAACGGTTGGCATTACACGTCTGATCACTGGAAGGATCACACGATTTAGGGTTGCGACGTTGCCGGCAGATGTAGCGCCTGTACTAGCACTTTCAGCCAAATACTTACGAGTATTTTCCAAAGTTGATGCCATTACAGATCTCTTAGTGCCTGACAGGCCTTCAAGAAGTGCTTCTTTTGTTTCCGCCCAACGTCCTGTTAGTAGTTGTGACATTTATTTTCTCCTAATTAATGTTTTAATCCAGCAAGACGACGCATATCGAATATATTGTGTTCGTGCTCACTGCTACCCGCGCTGTTGGTTTCTTTATTGCCTGTGACTTCTTTTGCCTCTACTAGTGCCTTCTTCTTCTGTGGAGCTTCGCCAGCAACTACTGCTGATAGGTACTTGTCAAAACTAGTTTTTAGTTTTGCAGTTTGTACACTCTCAAGTAATTCTGTCATAATAGCTTTCTGGGTATTAGCCAAAGGTGCTACTAATTCATTCATAATTTCTTGACGTTGTTTGCTCTCCATTAGAGCTTTAACTTGTGCTTCCTTGCTTTCTAAGATCTTTGTTGCTTGTGCTACAGCGTGATGAGCTTCTGCAACCTCGTAATCTTTTTTGTCTATGACTTTGAGCAATTTAGCTGTTTCTGATTTTTCATTAAGATAACTGTTTTGGTATTCGCTAGCATATGCTTCGAACAACTTACGACCGAAATCGTTACGACGAGCTGCTTCAATGTCTTCTTTAAGTTGACCAATCTCTTTTGACAGAGTCTTTTCAACTGTATTCTCGACTAGTTTAGCTGCACGTTGAATGAAGTTTTCTTTCATTTTAGCTAGAGCGTAACGCCCTTCGCGTACCAAACGTACCTTTGTGTTTGCAATTTCTTGCTTGTCTGTATGGAATTCTGCAATTTCTTGAGCCAGAGCTTCTACTACAAACTTCTCAAGTGTGTGAAACTTAGAAGCCATTTGTACTTGATCTTCGTGTAATTCTTTAACTTCACTAGCCAATTGACGAGTAACAAACTCTTTCATTAGGCTTGCGTCTTTCTGCATTTTTACTGCATACTTGGCACGTTGTTCTGCTAACTGCTTACGATCTTCTACAAACTGTTGAATTTCTTCTTTTAATTGATCACCTAACATGCGATCAATTGCTTCAACCATAACCTGACGGTCATGTTCGTAGCGTTGAGCAAATTCTTCTCGTAGTTGTTGAGTAACTTGTGTACGATTCTCGACGATGCGAGCATCCCACGCCTTCTCAATAGACTCTTGGATCTCTTCCGAAATCACGTTGTTTTCAAACAAATTTTTAAGTGCGTCCAACATGTGATTCTCCTCTTTATTGGAGTTTGTTTATTATTGATAATAAACTCTCTTTGAGATACTTCTGTGCCTTAGGGTCACCTTTAACCTCTTGCGCTATACGCAAGCTACTCATTCCACCACGACTATTCATCAGGTGTTCATAAATTGGTGTAGGGTATGCTCCTGGAGCACTAGGTTGAGCTACCACATCAACTGTGATAATCTCAAAATCTGATACTTCACCGGTTCCGTCATCTTTGACGTTACCGGATCCGCGACTTGATACTCCTAACTTCACTCCACTTTCTAACATAGTTTTCACTAGTTGTCCCATGGGTGTTGGTAGGATTTTTAACTTTCCATAACCGTCTGCGCCATCCATCCACATATCTGTAATCATATGGCTCACACGGTCAAGGTTGATTCTTAGGTCATCTGGATGGTCAACTTCGCCCAATACTGAGTAACCACCTGCGATTTGATCGTTCAGGGTCTTGACAGCCCTGGCAATTTCACGTCCAGGATAAACTCGCTGATTCTGATTCCGTTTGTCGCCTTGGACAAAAATCCCTTTCATATAGAGATTTTTGCCATGTTCGCCATCGGATTCAACGACCACTTTTGCTTGGTCGAAACTCAGATTTTCACGAAGATAATTCATCTACTTAACCTTACCTAGCTCTTTTCGGAGCACCGTTTAGTGGGCTATCTGCGCCTCTATCACCGTTATCTCCTGAAGCCTTCTTCTCTGCTCCGTGGCCGGGTTCTTTCTTCTTGAACGCTGTCTTACCTGCGTTGCCGCCTGGGACATTGACGTTACCAAAGTTTTCTTCTTTGGTTGATGGGTTTAACAAACCGCCTTTTGTGCCGCCGGTTGTGCTCTCCCCACCTTTTACGATATTAGCAGATGTACCGCCCATATTGTTTGCTTTTGCCATGACCGACTTGGTGTTTGCACCATTGTCGCCATGCTTTGGATTACCAACTTTCTCTACGTATTCACGCATAAAGCTGTCTTCTAATTCTTCTTCATCGTCCATTCCGCCCATGTCGTTTCCGCCCATGTCGTTTCCGCCCATGTCGTTTCCGCCCATGTCGTCATGTCCTTCACCTGCTTCGTCGCCCATTAGTGCTTCAAACTCTGCACGTAGGTCGTCAAGTGCATCTTCTAGGTCAACCACGCGATCTTCAATATCGCCTTCGCCGCCCATGCCTTCTTCGTCACCTTCGTCGCTGTCGGCATCGATATCGTGTACCATGTCGTCACCTGCGTCACCGCCGATGTCGCCTGCGTCACTGTCCATTTCATCATCTGCTTCGGCAAAGCCAAAACTTTCTTCTACTTCGTCTTCTTCGTCTTCATCTTCATCTTTGGCTTCGTCGAGGTCGTCTTCGTCTTCGTCTTCCTCTTTGGCTTCGTTGAAGTCTTCAGATAGGATAGTTTCATAGATTTCTCTAGATTTTTCTACTACCAATTGGTGGAAAAGCTCTTTGGCTTTGTCAGTTTCTTCATTTACAAGATGCTCTAGCATCTGCTCGAACTTTGATCGATCAGTCATGTTTGTCTCCTATATGATATTGCAAGGCTGTCGATATATTTACATTTAATTGTAATATATACGCTATAATGGTGGGTTTTTGCAGTATTTTAAAAAATACCTGATGAGTTATTTATTATGCTGCCGGTGCTGCCGGTGTCATGTACATTTGCTGTACAAGTTCTAAATCTTTTTCTTGCTCTAATATGTGTGATTCCGATGCTTTTCTTAGTTGATTAATCTGCCCAAGAGTTAGTCTAGTCTTTCGAGTATCTTTTCGATTGAGACTAGCACTATCACGGTCAGCTGAATATTGCAGATCGTTGGATATCGCTTGCATATCTTTGTCAGCATAAAATAATTCTCTAAGTATCATACTACTATTTATGCTGCTGGAGGTGTTGCAGCTGGGCTCGGTGTTCCGCCTGCTGCTGGAGGCATACCACCTGTAGTATCTGCTCCGCCTACTTCTGGTGGAGCAGTATCGTCTGCCAAATCGCTTAGATCAGAATCAATACCGGCTTGGCTGATTCCAGCTCCACGCATTTCTCCAGAGCTGTCAGTAGGAATAGATTTGCCTTTTCCGTTCTCTTCGCTCCACATGCGTTCATTTTCCGCCATCTCTTCATCGCTCATACCCAAAAAGCGTTTCATAGCAAATCGTTTGCTCATAAACGGAATTGCACTCATAGTTTGGAACTGCGGTACACGTTGTCCATCTAGTTCTGCTTGGCGGTATGTGGCAAAGTTTTGTGGTGCTTGGAACTGTACTTCAAACAAACTACTGTCAACGTTAACTCCGCGTTCATTCAAATATAATTTAAATTCTTGATCAAAAACATTTTGCAATAGACTTTGTAATCGTTGGCAATAGTTGTTAAATCGCAATTCTTGAATGTATGCGGTGCCCACGCGACCGTCATTATATTGTGCTTGCGAGTCATCTGCACCAGTTGGCAAGTAACTACTTGGAATACGCAAACCACGGAATAACTTGTTGGTAAAGTACTTCAAGTCATCAATTTCACCAAGGTTAGTACCACCTGGAAGCGTCTCAACTTTACTTCCACGACCTTCTGCTGTCTGCGGAAAGAAGTAATCTTCGTTAATGCTTAATGGATTATAAGCACTGTCAATAACGTTGTTGCCGCCGCCTGTACTGCTGGGAATACGTCGTTG